CTTAAGTCATTACTTGCACCTATTTTTAAATAAGCATCTGTATTAATTTCTATATTTCCACCAACAAGAGCAGCACCATTAACGGTAATACCCGAACTTGTTGTTTCAAACTTTTTACTGTTGTTGTGATACAGTTCTACACTTCCATTCTCTGTTGCTTGAATCATTAACTCATCAGCAGAAGAAGGGTTATTAAGGACTTTAAATTTACTTGTTAATATTCTTAAATCACCTGTACCAGCATCGGCTATCTCTGAGTGTGTGCCTGTATGATAAAGCTGCAAATCCGCACTTGCTCCAAGTCTTAACTTTCCTGAATCATTTGGAATATTTAAATTGCCTGAAGAATCTATATTTACACGCTCATTTTCAGAAGAACCATCAAAAGTTCTAAATTCATAACTAGAAGCAAACAGTTCAAGATTTTGATACGAACTACCGCCAGCACCAAAACGGCAATTGTGACTACCATGACCTGTTTCATTAGTATTAGTTAGTCTAAGTAATGAAGTACTATCAGCAGCTATATCTAATTTAAATGATAGACTGGTTTTATTTATACCTACGTTTCCAGACGTATCTATACGCATCTTTTCGCTGCTGTTTGTATCAAAAACTAATGGATGATTACTATAAGTGCCTATATGAGCGTCACTATTTTGAGAATAAACCAATAAATTAGTATTATTGGTGGTATCTAATATTTTTATAGATGGTGATGAAGCAGACTCTAAATGTAATATACTTGAAGGACTTGTTGTACCGATACCTACTTTGCCAGACGAATCTATAGACATTTTGGTAGATCCATCAACTTGCAAGTTTATTGAGCTATCAGCAAAAGCATTGTCATTGTCTGCACCTAAAAGTAAACCACCTCCATTTGCATTTATTCTTGCTCTAGCGTTACTTGAATTTTGATCAGTTAAAAATATGTCTGGGAGGTTATTTGTTAAATTTATAGTTGATGTGAAAGTCGGATCTATTTTTGATCCTGCTATCGCTGCATCAGAAGCTACTTTTGCATTGTTAACAGCACCGCTATCAATAGTAAAAGTTGCACCACTATTACTTACAGTAATATCTCCCTTGTCTCCATCGCTTACTCCACCACCGCCTGATACTTTTGCTACCGTTCCATCGTCTTTTTTAAAAAATAATTCACCTGTATCCGTTCTTACGGCTGGTTCTCCTAAAGCAAGATCACTGGCACCTGGATCGCTTCCACTTGCTCGTTTTAATCTAATTTGATTAGCCATTAGTTTTACCTCCTAGCTTTAATATGAACCGCCATCTATGTTAAAACTAGAGGCACTTTCATCTTCTAAAAATGTAACCAGATCAGACAATGCAACTTGCTTCATCGTTCCAGCATCATTACATACAAACCTATCTGCTGCTGCAAGAGTCGTTGATGTTGCACTTGTATCACCATCAATAATATTAATTTCGGTGGCTGTTGCAGTAACTCCATCTAAAATGTTTAATTCTGCTGTTGTAGAGGTTACTCCATCTAGAATATTTAATTCAGCAGTTGTCGAAGTAACTCCATCTAATATATTCAACTCGGCTGTTGTTGATGTAACTCCATCAAGAATATTTAGCTCAGAAACACTTGCCGTTAAGCTTGTTAATTTTGTTACAGGTAAAGTTCCTGTTATAGAACTGGCAGCTAAATCAATAGCTATTTCTGTCGATTCAATTACAAGTCCACCATTTGCTTTTAAGTCAACAGATAAAGCATTTCCAGACTTATCTAAACCGTCACCTGCTGTTACCTGACCTGCACCTGAGAACTGAGCAAAAGTAAGATTATTTGTACCTACAACGGCTGATCCTTTATTACTGGTACAGACGAAACCGTTATCCGCATTAACAGTTCCCTGCTCTACGAAAGTAAACATTCCTGCTGCATCTGCACCAGCAGCTAAATCACTTGATCTGGCTGGTGACGATCCAACAATATAAATACCATTCTGACTAGCTGTTGACTGATCTTTTACTAAAACTCTATCGTTGTCGGCAAGAGTAACACCGTCTATAGAATCTCCACTGTTAAGTGCAGTTGATATTGTTATATTTGCAGTTGTCGCTACTTTTACAGAATCTTTAACATCAAGTCCTTGGGAAGTGGCTTCAACAAAACCTTTAGTTGCAGCATCTTGAGTATTAACAGGGTCAGATAAATTAGTTATTGTCTGACTGTTAAGCGAAACTGAAGCTGTTGGTGCAGCCATTTGATCTAACCTATTAACTCTTACGCCAGTATCAAAATCTGAAATTTTTGTATGAGCTAAAGAAGGAATATCATCTGAAACTAAAGCTCTAAATGTAGGTGCTGCATCACTTCCAGAAGTCGGCCCACCTAAAACTTTATTTGCATTTTGTACTGTATCTTTATCAAAAAATGCTCCTTTTCCACCAATTTTTTCAATTGTTGTAGCAGAACCTCCTGCCCCACCTGTACCTTTACCAATAAAGATAATATCAGAGCCTTCTGCATGAGCTAACTCAGCATTTGCAAGGCTTGTTGGTGCTGAAGATCCTGTTGATCTTTTTATGCGTACTGTGTTAGCCATTTTTAGAAGTTTCCTCCGTCAACGAGTGTAAGTTTAGTAGTTGTGCTATCTGCTTTAAATGTATCAGATGCAGCGTGATAGTACAGAAGAGCATCGTTAACTTTACCAGAAACATCAAAATTTAATCCACTTATATTTCCACTAGGGCCTTGCGGTCCTTCAGTTGCAATTTGCACCGTTGTAGCGATACCTTCTGTTACCGTTACTGTATTTGTAGTTTCATTTACAGTAACAGTATTTTTTTGTTCCGTAATTTGAACACTATTCATGTTGTATAACCTTCAGATACAAATATTGTACCTTCTAAATAATATTCTTTTTTCCCTGACCCATTTGTTAACAAAACATCGTACTTTAATATGTCTGGTGTAAAAGTAGCTGTTTGAGTATCCGTTAATGATAATTTTACTTTTCCACTAGATCTATCTGTGTAAGCAACTGTAAAATCAGCAAATTTTGTAGTACGAGTTTCTTCCCAAACCTGAGCAGCAACAGTAAAACCTGTTAGATTTATTGCACTATTAGTTGAGTCTTTGAAAATTAGATCAAGATCGTGATCTGATCTTCTTTGAAGAGTAAAATTGTAAGTACCTGGTTCGATTGCCATTTAACTAGGCTTAGGGTTGTCTGCTTTTACTTTAGCAATATGATCCTTCCATGTTGTCGTTCCATTAACACTATCCCAATATTGCATATCCATTTGTTCCTGCAAACTAGCATACTGTTCGGCTCTATTTCTTGAATAATTTAATGCTGCATATTCAGCATCTAAAGCTGCTCTTGCCTCATCTATTTTTGATTGTTCTATTTCAACTGTATTTCCTAAACTATCCAAAATTACTGAATCAGTATCATTAATTGTAACGACATTTGGATATGCCCTTCTAATAGCTGGATGATCTAAATAAGCCATTATGCTGCAATCTCCATCGCTGTTACTGTGCTTACAGATCTTTGTCTGCTTATAGCATCACTATCAGTTTCAGCCCTATTTAGGTAAATATTTTTATCATTAGCTCCTCTCCCATATTTTATTCTTACGCTATAAGTTGTAGAACTTGTAGTTGAAGGACTGTCTAAAAAACATCCACTTATCGCTTCAGGATATGAACTGCCTTTTGTTGCACCCCCAGATCCAAATGTTGTTCTACTTCCTGCACTCGTGGGAAGATAACCGCTTATATCTGCACCACCTCTAAGAATAACAAGTCCTACATGATCATCTGTTCCTAACCCAATAACTGTTTGGACTATTAATAAAACTTTATTACTGCTTGAAGAAGGTGTGATTGAAACATTTAAACCCATATCATTACTAACAGTATTTGCATTTAATGATTGAGAAAATGTGTCTTGTTTAACAGTTTGAATAGTCTGTAAAACTTTTCCTAAAGAACCACCACCTTCAATAGTTGTCCCATCAGCAAAATTAATAGTCATTATGAAACCTCCTCTAAAACAAATTTATACTTCTTACCATTGCGTTTGTTAATCAAGAATAATGACTCCGCACCTTCTTGTATAGTATAACTTCCCCAAGAGCCGTCAATGTCATTCTTATGACCCTCGTTAGATAAATTAAAGTCATTAACAAATAAATTAGCCCATCTAAGACTACTTGAACCTAAATCATAGACATTGTTAGTTGCTGGTATTAAACTATGTAACCCAGTTAAGTTTTGCCCTCCAACTTGACTAACTATTGATGCTGATGTAACTAAAGTTCCTGTCTCGTCAGGTAAAGTAATTGTTTTGTTTGAAGCGACAGTTGAAGGTGCTTTTATACCTACATAATTACTACTGTCAGCATCGCCAAATCTAATTTCATTTTGAGTATTTAAAGTTATACCGTTTGCATCAAAAGTCATTTGTTCAGTTCCAGAAGAACTAAAACCCATAATATTTGCGGATTTTCTAAATAAACCTAAATCTGTATCTGTGTCAAAAGATAAAGCTGGTGATGAAGCACTACTAGAATCGTCTATTAAAAGTTGACCTGTCATCGTTCCACCTGATCTAGATAACAAACCTAAATTTGCTTCATTTATATTGCCTATTTCTGTAAAACCACCATTACTTGAATTTCTTATTTTATAAATATTTGTAGTGGTATTTAAAAAAGGCATACCTGCCACACATTGACTTGCAGATAAATCAGAAGATTTAGAATTACTTGATTGGATCGCAGCAAAAACATTATTGAGGTCAGTTCTTACGTTCGCTCCCGAAGCATTTTCAATTGTATAATTTGTTACATCAGCCATAGTTAATAACTATTTTCCTCCATGTTACCCTCCTTTGCCGAAACCAACAGCACTGTAGGTAAAGTTCCTATCAATACTAGCATTACTTGAGTTTTTAAAATGAACTGTAAAGCCAGTTCCAGATATATTTGAAAGCTCAAAAAAATCTCCAGTAGCCATATTTTGAGGAGAAATATTTACAGAGGGTAAAAAATTATTCAGATTACCAAGTGCAGACGTTCCAACAAAGAATGGTGCTGTAAATGTTACTGCTTTTGCTCCTGCTCCTGACGCTATGACAGCAGATTGTTCTGTTCTTGATGGCATTGTTGCTGTATAACCTGCTTGTTGTAAATTCATATTCTGAGCTACGTCTGCTGTTGTCAAAGTAATTCTAAATTGAAACCCTCTACCCTTAAATGTTCCATTAGCAAAATCATTAAAAGATGTATAACTAGGAGAGCCAGAAGGATTATCTGTAGTAGTTCTAACAGCTATTTTAGCGTTGGAATCATTTGCCACTGTTCCATCAAAATCTGTCCAAGTATCAATTAAATCTGTTCTGTTATCAAATTGGTCTCCAACATAAAAACCAACCCCTTGAAAATGTCTTTTTAAGACAAGCGAAAATGTGCCGCCAAGATCAAGTGTGTCTACAAAATCATACGTTCCAGTAGCATTTGCTGATGGATCTGTAAGTTTTAATCCTCCGATAGATGAATCAAAAACTAGATTAGATTTTGTTCCGTTATATGGTGTTCCATCCGTATCTTCTCTGTCTGTTTTAACTACTATTGAGTCAAGAATATCAACAGCAGATAAAGCTACACTAGCTGCATTAGAACTAAATCTACCTCCATCATCCTGAAATTTTAATAGATAAGTACCAGCTAAAGCAGGAACAATAACCTCCGTAGTGTTACCAGCTACAGCTTCAATAACATCTTGAGCAGATTGGAAAGAAGCACTTCCTCCTGTTTGACTTGTATGCCTTACATAAACACGACCACCATGTAAAACATCTATAGCAGTTGCCTGATTAAATCTTAATCTTGCGAATTGCTCATTTATTGGTTCAATAGTTAGCCCAGAAAGATCCTCTGGTAATGCTGTTTTACCTTCTGCAACAAATGTCGTTGAGGCGGCATTAACAGATAAAAGCAATGAAATATTATATGAAAAAACCTCAATAGTATATGTTCCTTTCTTAGTATCTAAAAGCTCAAAATCGCTACTAAATACAACTTGCGAGACAAAATTATTATCTTCATATTTATAATTTAAAAGATATTGTGTAACTCCTTTAACTGGTTGCCAATTTACAATCAATTTACTTCTAGCAATATTATTTATAACTACGGTTTTTTCCGAAACTGTTAAGTTAGTTGGAGTTGGTGCAGGAATATTTAAAATTGATATATTTCTTGCTGGTAAAGCTACTCCATTTTCTATAAAGTTATACTTACCTTCAACATAAGTAAGTGCTGTAATAACATAATTTATATCATCTTGTTCTTCTACTTGTATGACTCTAAATAACTGTGTTTGAAGTATTGTACTTGAGATAACGTATGGTGCATTAGTATTTGGTGCGGAAGAAAAAGCAGAACTTACTGTTAAAACTGCCCCTGTAATATCAGATATGCTTTTTGATTCGACAGTGCCGTCAGACAAAATAATACTAATCGTAGGATTGTCACTTAAGGCAGGTAAAGTGGTTTCTGATAATGCGTCTATAGTAATTGCAGTTGTTGTCGCAGAGACTACACGACCTCCTCTTCTCGCACCTGCTCTAACTGGATCGTTCACTTCAATAACAGATCCAGGTCTTACTACAACACCAGAATCTATCGAAGTTGTAAAACTTACTATTTCAGATTCATTTTGTTCAGCGAAGAGTATTGCCCGACCTAATCTTGCAGCTTGATTACGGGATGTACACGCAAATGCTTTTACCTGTTTAATAATTGAGCCAAACTTATTAATAGCGGTGCTGTCCTCTACAACTTCTGTATCAATTTGTCTTGAATCCATATTAAAATAACTTACAGCTACAATAGAATGACGAGTTTTTAAACTACTTCCTGAGTAGCTAAAACCACTCTCACCAACATTCGCTAAATTAAATAAATAACTAGCTGTTGTAGGTTTATCTTGAGAAACAGTTATACCACCAGCAGACCATATTGGCATACATCTCATAACGCCTGATAAATCATTTATTGCTGCAAATGCTTCTTTTGGACTTTGAATATTTACGTTGCAACTGAATCTAGCTTCTTTCGCTCCTGATCCAGTTCCATCATCTACTTCTGCATTTGCAAACTTACTTGCAGCTACAAAACTAAATAAATCTAAATTACTATCTGAGATATGATTACCTAATCCATAACGAGTGTTAGTAATAAGATCTAGTAAACACATCGCAGGACAGTTAGTGTAAGTCGCTGCACCCATAACTCCATTAAAAACATATCCCTCTGGATA